TTCCTCCGTAACGTGATCCTCGTTGGTCGTCGTGGCAACAGTTTCCTTGAGAGCGGCTATGTGTATGCTCCATACGTGCCACTCCAGACAACACCAACCATCTTTGGACCTGAAGATTTCGTCCCACGTAAGGGCGTTATGACTCGTTATGCCAAGAAGATGGTTCGTCCAGATATGTATGGACTCGTCGTCTGTCGTGGTCTCATTGGTGAGGCTGGTGCTACTAGCTAATCATTAGCTTAAAATAAAATAGCACAAAGTGAAGCCCCCTTCTTCGGAAGGGGGCTTTCGTTGTTTAGGGGCACTACTTACTCGTGAGTCATAAAGACTTATCCCGTGTTGATGACATGATTATAAACGGAGGGTTACATAATGGGAAATAAAAGAGTAGGCTTGGCTAGAACTCAGGCTTTATTAGAAAATTTGAAAAGAGAGATTGATCTTTCTACTTCCACAATTTTAAAGAATGCGCAATTAACAGTTGCTGAGGAATCTGCAACTTATGGCGCTGGTGCTATTAGCACTGAGGTTGCTCCTTCAACATTTATTCAGAATGTTGGTGGCGACATCATTACAACAATTCAAGTGGACTTAACCGGCTTAAAGAAGAAGAGTGATGTTGGCGATGTTATTGGATTAGACGGCGTAAATGGCGCTTACCTTCTTCAATTTCTTTCCGCTAAGCACGGAATTCTTTACAAAGTTGAAGTGAGCTGCATTGAGCTTCCAGCTGCTGCCTCAAATAATTTACTTGATTTTGATTTGATTGCTAACAGTTCTGCAACCTTGGCTTATGATGGCGATGCATCCGGTGGAACTTCTATTTTCGCTGCTGGTGGTAACTTTGCTTTGGGAACAACAATTCAGAATCTTGCTGTTACTCAGCCAACTAATGAGCACTATGTCTATCTTTGCGATGGAGCTACATCGACAGGTGCTGATACTTTTACAGCTGGTAAGCTTGTTATTAAATTATTTGGAAGAGCTTCTTTCTAATAAATAAATTATAAGTTTGTTAAACCCCAGCTGTTAAGGTTGGGGTTTTTTTGTTATAAAAACTACTTATTATATACAAATGCTTAATATTAGGAGTTTTTTATGGGCAAGAAAAGAAGAATAAGATCAAATAATGCAAAGTTTAGTGCTAAATTTTCTATGCACCCAAAACTAATTAAGGACGAAACTATTGTTGCTAGCGAAATTATTGACTCTGATGTAGATACTGTAAAAAGCGAACCAGCAGTGCAGCTAAAGCCTGTAGAAGAAGCACCAAAAATCGTTGAAACGCCAAAAACAACAAGAAAAAGGCGCACTACTACAAAACCAAAAACAACAACACGAGCACGAAAAACTCGTGCAAAGAAAACAGAAACATAATTTTTTAATTAAAAATTGTTTTGAATAACGAGCCCCCTTTAATCAAAGGGGGTTTTGTTTTATAAAACACTAATTACTGAGAAGGAAACCATTTCTATGCCCACAAGAGATATTTCACCTATATCAGAAACTAGCACTGTTATTCTTAGTTCAACTGGCTCAACAGACGATGTTGCAACTGCTGTTCCATTTGGTATTTATACGGGCTCTGCTGATTTTATAAGCGGAGCATCGCTTCAGGTTGCCTATGTTTTTAAAAAACTAGGCGGCGATGTTGTTGATATTGAGTTAACCCCAGATAATGTTTATTCTGCTTACGAAGAGGCAGTATTAGAATATTCATATATCATTAATTTACATCAAAGCCAGAACGTTATGTCAGATTTTCTTGGCATGACAACAGGAACATTTGATCATCAAGGAAACATTAAGACTGGACCATCAAACGTAAATCTTAAATATCCACGTTTCCAATTTGCATACGCTCGTCGCATTGGTGATGCAGTAGCAACTGCTGCAGGTTTTGGTGGCACTACAAGAATTTATTCTGGATCTTTCACACCAGTAAGAAAGCAACAAGATTATGATTTACAGACCATTTTATCTTCTGCTTCTGGTACAGGCTTAGATGATAAAGGCAATCCTGTTCCATTTTCTGGCGCCATTGGAGATAAGCGAGTTATCATCACAAGAGTTTACTATGTATCACCTAGAGCGATGTGGAGATTCTACGGTTATTATGGTGGTGTAAACGTTGTTGGTAATTATTCAACATACGGTCAATATGCCGATGATTCAACTTTTGAAATAGTTCCTACTTGGCAGAATAAATTACAAGCAATAATGTATGAGGACTCAATTTATACAAGAACCTCTCACTATTCTTATGAAATTAAAGATAATTTCCTAAGACTATTCCCAAGACCAGATCATTATGGTTTTGGAGAGGGCATTGATGATAGAATCTGGGTGCAATTTTATGTTGATCAGGGTGATGCTTGGGAACAAAATGATAGATATGATGATGGTGTAAATGGTATTAATAATATGAATACTTTACCATTCGACAATATTCCATATGAGAACATTAATGCTATCGGCAAACAATGGATTAGAAATTACGCCCTTGCTCTTTGTAAAGAGATGCTTGGTCAGATTCGTGGTAAATTTACTACGATGCCTATCCCTGGTGAAACTGTAACACTTAATCATTCAGAATTGTTATCTCAAGCGAAAGACGAACAAGAAAAACTCAAAACACAATTAATGGAAATGCTTGATAAGATGAAGTATATTGATCTTGCTAAGAATGACCAAGAAATGACAGACGCCGCCGCTGCTGCCCTAAAAAATTCACCTCTACCAATCTTCGTAGGATAATTTTTAAATGCCAGACAATAAGTGGAATAGACCTGCTGCGCCCCCTCCTCCGCTCTTCTTTGGCAAGAAAGAGCGTGACTTAGTTAAACAAGTCAATGATGAGCTTATCGAAAAGGTTATTGGGCAACAAATTCTTTATTATCCTATTGATTTAGAAACAACTAGGTTTCATGATTTGTATGGCGAAGCGATTGAGAAAACATTTCTTTCACCAATCAGAGTTTATGCACTTGTAGAGTTTACAGAGTTTTCTACTAAGTATATGGAAAATGTTGGAGTAGATGCTGAGTCTGAAATTCTAGTTCATTTTCATAAACGTAGATTAGAAGAAGATCAAGATTTATTTGTTCGCGAAGGTGACTTTGTTTTGTATGGCGACAAGTATTACGAGATTGTAACCTTAAGTAAACCTAAAAACTTATTTGGGCAAGTAGAGCACTCTTTTGAGATAGCTGCTAAGTGTCGCAAAGCAAGAAAGGGGCTTTTTGATGCCACATAAGATTGATTTTGATTTTGCACAGATTCCTGCAGGAACTGATTTAAAATTAAGTGAAATAGGTATGCTCTCCTCTAGAATTGAAGATATTGATGCATCTATTTTAGAGTGGTTAAAAGAGGATCTTGAGCTTAGTGCAACAACCAATGAGGGCTGGAAGCCTGTGCCAATTTTTTGGCAAACACCTGAAAGAGCTTTCCAAGTAAAAAACAACAAAGATCTTAGAGATAAATCAGGTTCTATTATTCTACCTGTGGTTAGTTTAGAAAGAACAGGTATAACAAAAGATCCAACTAGGAAAGGTGGCTACCAAGCTCATAAATATTCTGATGATAAAAACGGTAGAACCGGAAGAATGGTAATCGCTAAAAAGATTGTTCAAGATAAAACAAGAAACTTTGCGGTTGTCGGCAACACAAGAAGAAATAACTTTACTTCCGGACAAAACCAACAATATTTTCCTAGAACTAATAAAAAGATTGTTGTTAAAACACTATCCATACCCATTCCTGTTTATATCAATGTTGATTATAAGATTATTCTTAAGACTGAATATCAACAACAAATGAATGAAATGTTAGCTCCTTTTATGACAAGAACAGGACAAATTAATTCTTTTGTTCTTAGAAGAAATGGTCATTTATATGAGGTTTTTATTGAACAAGGCTTTACTCATAATAACAATGTTAGTAATTTAGGAGAAGATCTCCGAATGTTTACATCAGAAATTAACTTTAAAGTTTTAGGCTATCTTATAGGAGAGGGCGAGAATGATGATCGCCCTATTGTTAGAGTTGAAGAAAACATTGTTGAGGTATCATATCCAAGAGAGAGCACTATGGTTGAGGGTGAAGACGGTTTCTATACGATTACTTCATAATACCCAAGTTGATTTTATCAGTTAGTATAGACTTTTGAATTACAAAATACTATTTAGATTATAGTTGTGACAATTTTTATAGCGCAATTTACAGAGAGGAAAATAAATAATGTCGGTAAAGAATTTTAAATTTGTATCTCCTGGTGTTTTTATCAATGAAATTGATAATTCTTTTAGACCTAGAGAAAACGATGCAATCGGGCCAGTTGTTATTGGTAGAGCACAAAGAGGACCAGCTCTTAGACCTGTCACTGTTCAGTCCTATTCCGATTTTCTAGAGGTTTTTGGTGACACTGTTGCAGGCGGTGGCTCTCCTGAAGGAGATGTTTATCGTAAAGGCAATACTATGTCTCCAATGTATGGAACATATGCTGCTAAAGCTTTCCTCAATGCTAATGTTGCTCCTCTCACATACATTCGTCTCTTGGGCGAGCAAGATGCTAACAACACTAGTGATTTAGATGCTGAAGCCGGTTGGCAAACACACAACGGCACAAACGCTACTAACCCTGTTAAAGGTTCTAGCGCTGGTGGTGCTTTTGGTTTTTGGATTGCTCCTTCTTCTTCAAATGGTGCGTTTCGCACTAGTACAAACGGCGAATTCCGTTTAGGTGGCATTATTTATGTTGATTCTGGATCTGTGCAGTTAAATGGAACTGTTGCAGGAGACGCCGGTGCTCCTGACACCGCCCAAGGTTCTTGTACTTTAATTGAGTCTGATGCAGCCGGTAATTTTAAGCTTCGCATTGCCGGCAACACAGATGGCAATAAAGACTTTACAGTTAACTTTAACTCTGACAGTGAGTTTTACATCAGAGACGTTTTAAATACTAACCCTCAGCTTGTTACAACAAAGGGTGAGTTTTATCCTTCAGGCTCTTTTAAAGATTATTGGCTTGGTGAAACTTATGATCAGTTCTTAAGAGATAATAGTCTTCAAGGTGGCGGCTCTACAACATTAGTTGGCTGCATCACTGGTCTTGCTTCTGGTTCTGCAGCAACTGTGGGTCCACATAATATGAAAGACGCACCGTATCAAAACGCTGTTGCTGGATGGTTTATTGGTCAAGATTTGGGACTTTACTCAAGCTTTAATCCTGCTAATGCTCCAAAACTATTCCGTCTTATTGGTTTAGAAAATGCAGAGTCTTTACATAAAAATGTAAAAGTTTCTATTGGAAGAATTAGAGCCTCTACGAGCACATCTAACAAGTATGGAACTTTCTCTGTCATCTTAAGAGCAATCGGTGACACTGATAACAATGTTGTTGTTTTAGAAAGATTTGACAACTGTAACTTAGATCCTTCATCCCCTGATTATCTTGGTCGTAAGATTGGTGATAAGTATGAGAGATGGGACACAACAGAACGCAGACTTAGAACTTATGGTGATTATGAAAATCAATCTAAGTATGTTAGAGTAGAAATTGATACAGATGTCGAGGCGGGTGCCACTGATCCTGTGTTATTGCCATTTGGCTACTTTGGTCCTCCAAAATTTGATGATCTCTTCATGGAAGCTCTTACTGGTAGTAACCTTAGAAATTCTGACAACTCGTTTATTAAGCTTGGCGAGACTGTGCCAGGAGCGCCATTTACAGGCACTGGCACTGGAGCGTTTTTATTATCATCCTCGTATAATACTTCAAGTGCTGATTTTAGATTCCCAGAGGTTAGATTACGTAGTTCTTCTGTGGATGGTGGATTAACTGATGCAAGAAATGCATATTTCGGCATGCAAACAACAAGAGACGCATCTTCCACTTTCTCTGATGAAGGTATCGGCGATTATCACAGATTACCTTACATTGACTTAGCGCAGACTACAAACGTTGCACAAGATGTTTCAAGTGGTACTTTCGGCGGTCTTGCCAACTATTGTTATATCTTTACTTTAGACAATGTTCGCTCTTCCTCGGCTGGTATTTATAACTATGAATCTGGCTCTAGAACTGCAGGAACAAGTATTACAGCAGATGGCGGTAACACATACTCCACATTATTAAATGCTGGTTATGATAAGTTTACTGCTCCATTCTTTGGTGGATTTGATGCTCTTGATATTAAAAAGCCAGACCCATTCTACAACCTTGGAATGGCTTCAGGTGCCGAAACCACAAACTATGCTTACTATACTATTAAGAGAGCGCTTGACACCGTGGCAGATCCAGAGTACATTAATATGAACACTCTAGTTGTGCCTGGAATAACAAACACCAAATTAACAACTCATGCGATTAACGTTTGTGCAGAGCGTGGCGATGCCATGGCTCTTATTGACTTGCCAGATGTTTATATCCCATCTCACGAGAGATACTACGCTGACAAGACAAATAGAATTGGAACTACGCCAACTAACGCTGCAACTGCCTTAAGAGATCGTAGAATCGATTCTAGCTATGGCGCAACATTCTATCCTTGGGTTCAGACAAGAGATGAGTCATCTGGCAAGCTTCTCTGGATTCCTCCAACTGTCGCTATGTTGGGTGTTTTAGCAAGCACAGAGAGAAACGCAGCTGTTTGGTTTGCTCCTGCAGGATTCAATCGCGGTGGTCTTACTGATGGTGCTGCTGGCATTCCTGTCACCAGTGTTTCTGAAAGACTTTCCTCTAAGGAAAGAGACACACTTTATGAGGATAGAATTAATCCTATCGCTTCTTTCCCATCCTCCGGCATTGTTGTCTTTGGACAGAAGACTCTTCAAGAGCGCGCATCTGCGCTTGATAGAATTAATGTTCGTCGTCTCGTTATCTTCCTTAAAAAGCAGATTTCTATCGTTTCTACACAGGTTCTCTTTGAGCAAAATGTGCAAGATACTTGGAACAGATTTAAGGGCTTAGTTGAACCTATCTTGGCTGATGTTCAAGCTAGGTTTGGTATTACTGGCTATAGACTCATTCTTGATGACACAACCACTACACCAGATCTTGTTGACCAGAATGTCCTTTATGCGAAAATTATGGTTAAGCCTGCTCGTGCGATTGAGTTCATTGCAATTGACTTTGTGGTTATGAACACTGGTGCTTCTTTCGACGATTAATAAACTTTAGTGAGGGTGAAATTCCCTCACTTATACTATTTAAGTATAGAACATTTATAGGAGTTCACACAAATGGCATTTTGGTCACATGATTTCTCTGCAGAGGCTAGAGATCCTAAAAGAAAATTTAGATTTACCGTTAATTTTAATGGTTTCCTGAAAGATGGAGGTTTTGTTTGGTATGCCAAGACTGCCGATAAGCCAACTTTCACACTTGCAACCACAGAGCATAATTATTTAAATCATAAATTTTACTATCCTGGAACTGTTACATGGAATGAGGTTAGCATTACCATGGTTGATCCAACGGATCCACATGCTGCAGCAGCATTATCTCAAATTTTAATGAATAGTGGCTATAAACTCCCAGCTAATGCAAATGCAGATCAAAGATTCACTATCAATAAGCATAAAGCTGTTAATGCTTTGAAGCAAGTAACAGTGTCTCATATTGATGCTGAGGGTAAGGAATTAGAGACATGGACACTTTGGAATGCATTCATCACTGAGGTCAACTATGGCTCTTTAGAGTATGGATCTGATGATCTTTCTGAGTTAACTGTTAAGTTAAAATATGACTGGGCAAGATTGGTTATTGATTCTTCTGCTGGTCTTAATGATTATGTCAAAAATACAGCCGGCAACGATGCCAATGAATTCTTTGGTGTTGAAGGCGAATAAAATAACATAGAGGTGTAATTTGAGTAGAAATAGAGAACGCTCGGGGGCAAAAAAGAGTATTAGCCCCCCTCCTTCTACGAATGAAAATAACGAAAGTGGTGCTTTTTCCTTTGTTGTACCCACTGAATTTGTAGAACTCCCTTCAGCGGGTAGGTTTTATCCACAGGGACATCCACTACACAATCAATCAACGATTGAAATTAAGCAGATGACAGCAAAAGAGGAAGACTTGCTTACCTCTCGTGCTTTGTTAAAAAAAGGTATTGCTTTAGATAGATTGCTCGCCAGTATTATTGTTAATAAGGCTGTTAGACCAGAGCATCTATTAGTTGGTGATCGTAACGCGATTTTGATTGCTACTAGAATATCTGGGTATGGACCAGACTATGAAACAAAAATTGTTTGTCCTTCTTGTGGAGAAAATCAAGAATATTCTTTTGATTTAGCTGATATCGGTAATTACGATGGCACTGATTTATTGGATGAAGAAGCAACAGATAATGGAAATGGCACTTTTACTGCTTTAATGCCAAAAACAAAAGTAGAGGTTACTTTTAGATTACTGAATGGTAGTGATGAGAAGAATCTTCTTACCCAATCAGAAAGCGCTAGAAAATCTAAAAGAAATGAAAACAATGTCACAAGACAACTTAAGCAAATGATAGTTGCGGTTAACGGAGATACATCCCAGCAATCAATTAATTATTTTTCTGAGAACATGCCATCGATGGATGCACGACACTTAAGGTATGTATACACAATCGCGTCACCAAATGTTGACATGTCACAAAATTTTGAATGTAACTCTTGTGGCTATGAGCAAGAATTGGAGGTGCCACTTACGGCGGACTTTTTTTGGCCTGACCGATGAATACATGCAAAATATCTATGAGCAGTTCTTCTTTTTAAAATACTCTGGTGGGTGGTCTTTTACTGAAGCTTATAATTTGCCAATCGGATTGCGCGAATGGTTTGTTAAAAGACTAATTAAACAATTAGAGGCAGAGAAAGAAGCCATAGAAAATGCATCGAAAGGCGGTAATCAAAATACACACACGTTAAGTGCTTTTAATCAGCCAAGCGTGCCTGATCGTCTTAGATAATTTAGACAAGGCTTTCCGCCTTGTCTTTTTTGTTTTTTAACTATTTACAGTTAGGTAAAAAGAGGGCTATTAAGTGGCAATAGACAGAAGCAAACTTACTCTTGATCAATTAAGAGAACTCAACAGGCTTGAAGTAGAAGCTAGAGAATTGCAAGAGCAGGGGCTAAAGCTAGATGATGAAAAGCTAGACAAACTTAAAGAACTTCAAAGACTATCCAACAATTCACGTAGGGTATCAGAAGAAGAGATCGAGACTCTCAAAAGAAAAGCCGAGCTTTTAAGATCAGCAATTCAAGCCGGTAATGAAGATTTTGCCAACAAGCAAAGAATCTTAGAACTAGCTAGAGTAGAAGAAAAACTATCTGGTTCCGTGTTAGAAAACATAAGAGATAAAATGTTTCTTCATGCTGATGAAGAAAAACTCTTAGAGTCACTCAGCGACTTTGAAAAACAAATACTTGAAGACACAAAAGAAAAACTAGGTGTTGAAGAGCTATCATATGAAATGGTTCAAAGACAAGTAGAAGCTTCCCAAAGAGCAGAAAGATCATCTAAAAAACTACTTGAATTAGCATTTAAAAGGTCCCCTTTAGAAGATAAAATATTAGATATCGCCATAGATCTAAATAATGCCCTGGTGGATCAACGTGTCGGACAACTTGCCTATAACCAAGCCTTAATTAAAACTGATCAAATGATGCAATCTCTGTATCGTTCATCAGTTGATGCTATGTTTAAGATGGATCAGGCAATGTCTGATTTTAACAAGCAATTCGCTTTTGGTGATCCAAGATATTCTAATCAAATTAGAGACACCTACACAGAAATGAATGAGTTTGGTGTCACAATAGAGAGAGCAACAAAAGCACAAAACGCTCTAATGAATTCTGTTACAGATTTTACTTTAATTTCTGCAGAGCAACAAAAAGCACTTAGGGACTCAACTGTTCTTGCTGAGGGCTTGGGTGTCTCAACGGAGGCTGCCGCCAAGGGCGCCCAAAATAGTATGAAATTCTTTAGCCAAACCGGAATGGGCGCAGCAAATGTAATGGGTGAATTATATGCTACTGCAGGGGCTCTAAATATCAGTCAAGCAACAATGGCAGAAAAGTTTGCATCAGCAGGCGGAGAATTAGCTAAATTTGGAAAGAATGGTGTCAAGGCATTTAAAGACTTAATGCATATCTCTAAGATTACCGGATTGGAGATGGAAAAAGTATTAGGCATTGTTAATAAATTTGACACTTTTGAGGGTGCGGCAGAGCAAGCTGGCAAATTAAACGCTGCTTTGGGCGGCAACTTTGTTAATGCTATGGATCTTATGATGTCCACTGATCCAGCGGAACGATTCAATATGATTAGAGACTCTATTCTTAACGCTGGACTAACTTTTGATGATATGAGTTATTATCAGAAGAATTTCTACAAAGAAGCCTTGGGTCTTTCGGATGTTGGTGATTTGGCTTATATGCTATCAGGTAATATGGATCAATTAGCGGGTGCTACCAATAAGAGCGCTAAAGAGCTAATAGAGCAAAAAGAACAAGCACAAATAAACATGAGCATCCAAGAAAAATTTAATGCTCTTATTGCAGACAATTCAGAGTTGTTTTTAGGACTTGCAGATACTTTACAAACAATTATGACTTTTATGGTTAAAAATGCCGATATAGTTAAAATGTTTATTGGAGTTTTAGTATCATTAAGAATTGTTTCTTTTGCTGTCGCAACAGCTCAAATGTTTCAGGCAGCTGCTAATATGGCAGTTGGGACAACTAGTAAAATTGCGGTCGGCGGTCTTTTTCTTATAGCTGGAGCGTTAGGGGGTCTGGCTGCTGGCTTAATGATGGCTTCTCCGTCTCAATTGGTAATTGCCTTGTTTGCTTTAGCAGGCGCTTTTATTGCTATTAGAAGACCTGCAACGCAAGCAGGAGTTTCATTACAGGCTGCTGTTGGTCCGATGTTGGCTCTTGGTGGTGCTGTATTGATGATAGGATCTGGAGTTGCTGTTGCTGCAGCAGGATTATCATTATTAGTTGAATCTTTCTCTGGATTGGGCGATGCTGCTCCTTACGCTACAGCAGCAGTAATAGGGTTTACGGTGGCATTTGGTATATTAATTGGCGCGCTAATTGCATTGGTTGCGGGACCACAAGCAGTGGTTACTGGTGCCGCAATTGGTGTTTTATTGTCAATTGGAGGAGCTGCCCTTATGATAGGTTCTGGTATGGGCATTGCTGCAGCTGGTATTTCATTGATCATTAGCTCAATGTCTAAGGTTATTGATAGTGCGACAGCATTTACTCAATCATTAACACAATTAGCAGGGCTTAGTTCTGATTTTGCAGTTGTTGCTGCTGAAATTGAGAACATTGCTAGCGCTGTGGCTAAAATACCTGAAAACAAAGCTGTTGCTTTCACATCTTTAATGACCGCAACAACCGTTGCAGCAACGACGGCAGGAACAGCAGCCGGCGCAGCTAATATTGCTGCTGCTGCCGGAGGCACCGTCAATAACGCAGGCACAAGCAGGGTTGCAACCAACCAACCAATAGAGGTTAAGATAGATAAAGACACATTAGCAAAATTCACTCTTAAGGTTATCAGTGATAAACAAGTGGAAGTTTATGCTTCTGCTGCTACAGGATAATAAAATGGCATTTTTCAACCACAAATCATATAAAAACCCAGGCGACGATAGTGGATATTATCCTTTAACTGACGCCATGGCAAACCAAGGTATGACCATTGGCTTCCACCACGTTTTAAGTGGAAAAGAGTTGTATTTTAAAGCTTTTTTAACATCATTTAACGAGACTTTCAATTCTGATTGGGCTTCTGAATCGGTTTTTGGCAGAACAGACCCAATTTATACTTTTAGATCAACAACACGAAAAATATCACTTAATTTTAAAGCTGTCGCTGAAAGCGAGGGTGAAGCTTATGAGAATTTAGCAAAAGTGCAGAGATTGATACAATTTCAATATCCTGCATATACAGAATTAGAGTATAGCAATGAAGGAGATATTGAAAAAACATCTGCCAATACAATAGCCCAATCTCCTCTTGTTAGATTAAAAATGATGAACTTTGTGCAGAAAGACTTTGAGGGAAACCTAAATATCACAGAAAACACAAGCTTATATGATACTTATATATCTTACTCTGGAGCATCTTTAGGCTTATTAGGGTTTATTGATTCTTTAACAGTAAATCACAACTTAGAAAATATGGATAACGGCACAATTGAAAAGATATCTGAAAAAGGAACACAAGGATCCGGAGCAACTGTCTTACCTAAATTTATAGAAATAAGTATGGGCTTTAGTCCTATTCACGAATCACCGATTGGATGGAAGTATGATAATGAAAAAGATGATATTGTTTTTATGTCTGACACATTTCCATATAATGCAAGATTAGGAGAAACAGAGATTCAAAATGAAGCCTTTGGAAGCACATCAACATCAGATCCAGATCCTTCTTTAAGCGCGGAAGAAGTTTCTGATGAAGCTGCCGAGTCAACCGAAACGGGTGGGGGTGCTGCCAATCAAGCAAATGTCATAACTAACGTAATATTTACACAAAGAGGATTTCGAGGATAATAACGTATGCCAACAAGATATACAAAAGTTAGAAGAATTAACAATAACAGCGAATATTATGAGCCGTTAAGACAATCAAGAGACAAAAAGAATATTGTGCAATACGCAACAACACGTCTTAGAAATCCTACCATCGATGATCGTAGGGCTATTGATACAACAAGGCATATTTGGAAGCTGGGTGATCGTTTCTACAAATTAGCAGATCAGTTTTATGGTGATGCTGGTTATTGGTGGGTTATTGCTTGGTGGAATTCATATCCAACAGAAGCAACATTAAGAACTGGTGATATGATTTTTATTCCTTTAGATTTAAATGCTACTTTAAGAGCTTTAGGTATTTGAAATGGGAATTATTAATAAATTACTAGGGAAAGAAGAGCAAGATGAAGCTGTAAAGAAAAATAAGCCAAGTATCGATCCACCCTCTGATCCCGATGCTTTTGGTAATGCTAGAGACTCTTTTAATCGAAATTATGAAACTGATTATAAGCGCGCCACTGGTGGTAACGCAAATGGCTTTAGTCTCCCCAAGAAAGATGATCCAGTAGCCTTAGCTGCTTACAGTGGATTTACGTCTGCTTTTGATCAATATAAAGAAACCATAGCTGAAGGCACCAGTGATCAAGTACCCGAAAGCTTAGCTGATTATTTAAATGAAAGGGGAACACAATCCGGAGCCATTTATTTGGCTGCTATGGAAAAGTTAGATGAATACGTAGAACAAATTTCAGCTGCTTGTAGTAGTGGAACAGAGTTTCCAGAGAATATTCAAAAAATATCAACTGAGCTTTCATTTAATCCTTGCGAAGATGCGGACAAATATCCAGAATTATTCGCACAATTAATGAAAGAATTAGGAGAGGAAGCCTTTTCAGAAGCCCTTGGCGAAAAATTACCAGAGATAATGGCTAGTTACCGCCTTGGGGCAGAAACATCAACAGAAGATGAAATTGCTGAAGCTGAATCTAACTTAGCAGAACTAGAACAAAGAAGATTAACAGAAAGGGCATTTAGGTATGCCGAGTTAAATTTTAAAGAGCAGTGTTTTTTGTTAAGCCACATTTTAACATTAGCAGATATTAAAAAAGGTTTTGATGCTGCTGGTGTGAATCACCAGTTTCCAAATTTAGATAATAGTGCAGCCGGAAATAGTTCTTTAATGGTTCACGGCGATCCGTTTGGTTTTATAAATCGCCTTACTCAAAGCAGCAACAAAGAGCATTTATTTGAATTATCAACTGATAAGCTATCATCATTGCAACCAATGATAAGACTTTATAAAATTATTGTAGATACTGAAACTAAAAAAGAAAAAGAAGTAGAAATAACATTTGATCCGCACATATCTGAATTACAGGGGGATTTAGAAAAACTTATCTTAAAACCTGGGAATGCCCACAGAGGCGTTGGTGTGGGTATCAAAGACTTTGTAATGTCTTATGAAGCGAATAACCCTTTTGCAATTAAAAAAAGCATTAAAGCTAAATTAACTTTGTTCGCAACAAACTTTGGTGAGTTATACCGTGATAGAAATGGTGTTGATTCAAATGGTGTTTCAACAACATACAAATATCTAGATTTGGCTTTAAAAACTGGCGATGAGGAAACTTTTTCATACGTTAGAGAGAAGATTAATCCAAAAGAATATGATAGTGTTTTGTCTAACACAGAGAAATTGAATTTTAGATTAAAAGCTGTGGTTGGTTGGGCTAATCCAAAAGGGAATAAATTAGATACCGCCGGTGGCTTTCGCAATATTTTTGATTCAGATTCATTAAAGGCAATTTACGATTCTTATGTTACAATAAACTTAACACCAACAATTCATAATTTTGATTTTGATGAATTGGGTCGTGTTACTTTTACATTAAATTATTTGGCTTATATTGAGGACTTTTTTGATCAGCCTGGATACAATATTCTTATGAGCACTGATAGTGTTATTTCTCAAATTAAAAGAAAATTAAAGTATATTGATTTAAGTAAAAAATGCGAGCCTAGTGAGGTTTCACAAATAAAAAACAGCTCTGCAGAAGCACAAGCTATAGAAAACGAAAAAATTAATAACTTTCGCTCACTGATGGAAAATATGGCAAACGCTGGTAAAATTAGAGTCTTTGATATGCCGATTGATAAGATTAACCAATACAGAGAGTATGGTCCGCTACAGCAATTAGATGAAGACTTAAAAGATAAATTTATAAATGATGAGGTAAATCGCCTTTATAGTTATGGCGATCTTGATATTCAAGATTTGTTAAACTCAAAGGGTGTCAAGGAAGGTTCTGAAGAGCAAGGTGGTGATAAAAACACAATAGCCAATGAACCGGAAGTCCAAGTTAATTATAATGGTATTGCAAACGTCTCATTTTTCTGGGTGAGTGACTTAATTGATGTTATTTTATCTAATATTGGAAATGTATTGGAGACATTGCCAGCAGAGATTTCAAAAGATACAGAACTAAACACTTCTGATCCCGATGTTGCGGAAGAGATTTTAAATTATCGAAGATATCTAGAAAACTTTTATAAATTACGTGTTGTTTTAGGACCTCTTGAATTAGTAAACCCAAATGAGCCTGCTGAGGAGGGTGGCACTAGTTCCGGTATTACAGTTAGTTTGTGTAATATGGGAGACGTTCCAATTTCAGTTAAATATTTTTTAGAATGGATGACAAATGCTGTTTTAAAAGTTAATCGACAGAAATATCCACTTAATTCATTTTTAAATGAATTTTTTAATAATTTTATTAGAGACTTTTTAAATCGAGACACATGTTATGGTAGCCGCGCAAAACAAAAAACAAGAGTTTTTCAGACTGCTATCACGGCATATAATGAAAATCCTGGCGGCAATCCAAACGTCGATGATATTACCTATTATTCAATTAAGCAACAAAATAATGGAATTTCAACGGCAAAAAGATTAGCTTTATTGCCAGAAGCAGCAGAGGGCTCTAGTCCACCAATGGATGCCTATGGCACACCGTGGCCTGTTTTGAATGTAATGGGTGGCAGAGAGCAGGCTACATATAAAGGCGCCCTTTCAAATGAAATGAATTATTTAGTTTATTTTGTTGGCAGAAGTTATCCAATGGATAAACTCACCGGCATTAAATCAAACGATCATAGAAGAGGTATTTTTCATTATCAAATAGGTAAGAACACTGGTATCGTAAAAAATATATCCTTAAAGAAAACAAACTCTCCTGGATTAGCCGAAGTAAGATTTGAACAAAATGGATATGATGGCTTACAGCAATTATTAGTTTTATATGATGCCGATATAAGCACTTTTTTAGATATTAATTCTTTTCCCGGAACATATATTTATATTGAACCAAGAGGTTTTGATCCAAGTTTAAATCCTTTACAGTTTACAGAATTAGGTGTTGGTGGATATTATATGATTGTTAGAACAGAGCACACGATTGGACCAGGAAAAGCAAATACTGATATAACCGCCAAATGGGTTGCTCAAATTGATGCCGATACCGCAGTTGAAAATGGGGAGGTTGCTGGAAGGGCACCTTCGCAAAGCATATGCCCAACTGTGCAAGATAAAAGACAGCCACAAGCCCGAAGCGCTGGTGAAGGAAGTTTTGCAAGTAAGATTTATGAAACTATTTTTGGAGTGCCTCCAAGTCCTACTAATCCTGCTTCTACTATCGGAAGCGATGGCTCAACAGGTAGTGAAAAAGAAGCTTTACCGGCTGAATAGGAACTAAATTATGTCAAGATATTATGTCGGAAATAACAACGAAGGTGCTAAAAAACTTTTTAATAAAAGAGCATATTATAATGAAACAGTGGTTTCTGAGTATAGTTCATTAACTAGATTTATTGCTGAAAAATATTATTATGGAAGAGTTGACAGAAACTTTTCACCAATTCATTTGGCTGATCCCTATACAAATTTAAAACAATTTACTAGAACTCCTGTTAGCCGAAATGGAATGAGAGCGATAAATTTTGTGGTTGATGCCTTTAATGATATGTCTAGGCAATTTGATAAATGTTCTCAATTAGGTAGGATTGATCCCAATGATCAATATTTATCAAAATTAAAAGTTTATAGAGCATACGAAAGCTCAAACGAAAGATATGAAAAATATTTACCATTGTTTAATTCTGCCATGGCAAACAATGCGACCAATAAAAAATTTAACATAGATAGTTTTGATACTTTTTCTTCTTTTTTGCTAGAAACGGTAAAGGAAACACCTGTGACATCGCCATGCACCCTAACAGCGTATGTAAAGAATAGAAGAACGCCACCCACAATTTCTGGTTTAGTGATAGAAATAGCGGATTTAAATAAATCGATTGATGATATTAAAATAGCTGGTTTTGTTAATAGCAAGAACTGGGAGTTTTTTCTTAATACAGCTAGAACTTTTGGTTTTATGATTGATAGAAATATTCCATGGAGACTTGTAGCCGATATTGGCTCTTCAGCAATGCTTGAATATGCGTCTAGGTATGGTTCGAATACAACAGACGATGTTTTATCCAATTACTATATTAATACTGGTTTTTCTTACTTGACACAATTTCCTAGAAGGATGTATGATATGTACAACGCTGTAAAGCCAGAAAGAATTGAATACACTGAAATTTGTAACGATAGGGAAGTTAGCAGAGTAAGATATCCAAGACGATATGGTAGTTTTGATAATTTTATTAAAACAATTGGTATCGATAAAATCAATGAGTTGTATTGTAGTATCAGATTTTTAGAAGAGGAAAAAGACAAATCTTTTACTTCCATTGAAAAAAAGAAATTGATTTTAGATTTCAACGCGCTATATCATTCCTATGGAAAAGCCGAGGCAGCAAAACAATTCGAATTTATTATTAATAAACCATTTGACTATACGGGCTCAATGACGTATAATATAAATGCACAACGCTCCAGAGAAGAAATAGAAAGACAACAGCAAGAAACTGTATCAACAGGTGCCCCTGATCCTGTTGTCTCTCCAACAACATCTACATCGACAACCACGGGATATTAATTGTATTTTCAAACACTAGATGATAAAACAGAATGCATAGGAGTTTACGTTAACGGAAAACTCAACTTTGACTACATTCCAGACAACCTAACAAAAACTTGGAGATACACAGGCTCCGTAAAAGATGAAAATATAGAATATGCTTGGCTTTACGCCAATGGTGTGGATTTAGGTAGCGCCTGCCCAGAGCATTTGTCTGAAAGATTGGATAAAGCACAGCGAAAGTTCCGTGCTTTTTTAAAAACATTCGAGATTGGCAAGATCAATATGCGAGAGCACTGTTTCTTTGACCTTGTTCCAGAGACTTTTCTGAAAGAGTTCTGTGAGGTTAAAAATCTGGTTACACAACATGTATTTGAACATTATGAAAGGCCAGAAAATTATGATATGTTGGCTTCGTTTGAGAAATTACTTTATAAGATTAAATATCAGGACTTAAACATTAATATCGATGGTTGCAAATCATACTTTCACACCAGTCTTGGTCGTCGAAAGGTTGGTGACTTATTGAAAGGCAGCAGTCACATTGATTATAACCTCTTTGGGACCGTCACAGGGCGTTTAACGACCCACAAAAAATCTTTCCCTATACTGACAATGCGTAAAGATTTTAGGGCGCTTATCAAGCCTAAAAACACTGCTTTTGTATCATTGGATTATAATGGCGCAGAGGTAAGAACTTTCCTTGATCTTTCTGGTATTGAGCAGCCAATGTGCGATGTACACCAATGGAACATTGAAAACGTTTTCAACAATAGTATTGATCGAGAAAGCGCCAAAACAAACTTTTTCAGCTGGCTTTATAACCCAGAATCTACCGCTATTTCTTCCGATCTATACAAAAGAGAGAAAGTTCTTGACAAGTGGTATGATGGATGGTATATTAAGACTCCATTCAAACGAAAGATAAAAGTGCCTGCAAAAAAAGCCTTAAATTACTTGATCCAAAGCACAACTAGTGATCGTGTGTTGATCAGAGCAACTGAAATTGATAGTTTGTTGAAAGAAAGAAAAAGTTTTATCTCTCATATTGTTCATGATGAGTTGGTTTTAGACTTTCATGAAAGTGATCGTGATCTGCTTCCAAAGATTAAAGAAATTTTTGAAACTGATGGCTTTATGGCAAATATTATGATCGGACCAAACTATCTAGATCTAAAGGATCTGAGTGTATGATTTCAATTGTTGGTTTGGGAACGGGTGGATCAAAAATCGCTAAAGAATTTGAGCAATATTCCGTTTATAATGTATATGCTTTAGATTTTTTGGAGAAGTATGAAAAACCAGAGGATTACGAAAAGAACGTGCCTGATCTACGAGAGCATCTTGTGGATATTGATTCTCACGTCCAGTTTTTTGTTGTTGGATCATCTTACAGTTCAAACTACGCCCTTGGTATTTTAGAGCAGATCAAGGATAAAAAGATCGATCTTATTTATGTTAAGCCTGATACCGAGTTACTAGCAGGTGTTCCAAAACTTGTAGAAAGGGCAGCGTTTGGTGTTCTTCAGGAATATGCTCGCTCTGGGCTATTTAACAGCATTACCTTAATTAATAATTTGAGTGTCGAACAAGTATTGCAGAATGTGCCTATTAAGACTTACTATGATACCTTGAATAAGATGATCGCCTCGTCTGTTCACTATATTAATTATTTTGAAAATACCGAACCAATTATTGGTGTTAGAGCAAAGCCGCCAGAGGTAGCGCGTATTAGATCTATTGGTGTGTTGGATATGGACACACTTGAAGAAAACTGGTTTTTTGATCTTGACATCGACCGCGACGTATGCTATTATTTATGTATAAACAACGAGCGTTTAGAAAACGATGGGAGTCTCCATAAGAAATACGTTGAATTATTAAAACAA